GTTAAAAAAATGGGCGGTGGCACTTTTGCTGTGCATGTTGGAAACATAGAAAAGTGTGTGGCACAATACGGTTATAGACCCGACGAAGTTGATCCTGCACATCAAGGCAGATTCCGCAATGCTGACTTTGATTTGATTAGACCTTTATTGACAAGGCAACCATATATTGATGCGGTCACAGTGTGGACCGGAGACCATGATGTAGATCTAGATCGTTTCCGCGGAGTACTGTTTCGTGGGTTTGAAGGCAACTATGTTGAAGCCTATTACAGAACATTTGATATGCCAGTCACTGCTGATATCTATAACGAAACATGGTTAGAAGCAGACGCTAAGACCGTTGCCCCGGTTGTAATCAATAGAACATTTAGATATCGTTGTCCCAATGGCACAGGCACTTGGCAAGGTCTATTAGAACAAGCTAACATCTCACAAAACGGCATATTTGTTGGTACTAAAGATGAACATGAAGATTTTGAGAAGAGTACAGGTTTTCGTGTAAACTATTACGCTGTACAAGACTTCAAGGAACTAGCAGATGTCGTTGCTGGCGCTGACTTGTTTATGGGCAATCAAAGTGCTGCCTATAGTATTGCAATGGGACTAGGTAAAAGTTCTGTGCTAGAAACAATTAAGATTAAACCATTACAAAATAATGAGTGCTACTTCCCTAGACCCAACTGTCAATACTTCTAAAGTGCGAATACTGTTAATTGGTGACAATGGCGTTGATCAGTATCAATATGGAACTGTGACTAGAATCAGTCCTGAAGCGCCAGTGCCTGTGGTCAATTATACACACACTGTGACCAAGCCTGGTATGGCAGCTAATGTAAAAGAAAATCTAGAGGCATTGGGTTGCGAAGTAGATTTTGTACATGGAATTAAAACATGTATCAAGACTCGAGTAATTGATTCAAGAACAAAACAACATCTAGTCAGAATAGATCAAGACTCACCTAGTCGTGCCGTAAAAGTTGACTACGACAACATAGACCAGTACAATGCAATAGTTGTCAGCGATTACAAAAAGGGAAGTGTAGATTATGAGACTGTTGAGCTGCTTAGGAAGAATTATACTGGCCCTATTTTCGTTGACACTAAGAAAACAGATTTGGTAAGGTTTGAAGGTTGCTTTGTTAAAATTAACCAATTAGAATTTGAAGCTGCTAAAACTTTTCCTACAGAACTTATTATCACACTTGGACGAGATGGCGCCCGGTACAAAGAACATACGATTTCTGCTCCACAAGTAGAGGCGTTTGATGTATGCGGGGCAGGTGATACTTTTTTATCTGCTCTCGCATACAACTACGTTTTATCACAAGACATTTTATCAGCAATTGAATTTGCCATTCGGGCGTCTAGCATAACTGTGCAGCACATTGGTGTGTACAGCCCAACATTACAGGAAATTGAACAAGTATGACAAGACTAGAAGGATTTGTAGAAAAAGGTTGGGGACATGAATTAATCTGGGCCACAAATGACAAGTATTGTGGTAAGCTAATGAAATTCAATCCTGGTGCTCGATTTAGTATGCACTTTCATGCTGAGAAAGATGAAACATGGTATGTGTTAAGCGGCAAATTTGTTGTTAGATATATAGATACAAAAAATGCCAATCAGCAAGAACAGGAACTACATGTAGGAGATGTGTGGCGTAATCAACCTCTGTTTCCACATCAGCTAATTTGCGTAGAAGAAGGTGTTATAATTGAAGTTTCAACTCCAGACTCAGTAGAGGACAATTATCGTGTACAGCCCGGGGATAGCCAGAAGAGTAATAGTTAACGGTACCTTTGATATTTTGCATCGCGGGCATATTGAAATGCTGAACTTTGCACGTAGTCAAGGAACCTATTTGTTAGTAGCAATTGATAGTGATAGACAGGTGCAAGAGTTAAAAGGCGCGAGTCGTCCTATCAATAATCAAGAAGATCGCAAGTTTGCATTAGATAATTTAAAATGCGTTGACGCTGTATGGATTTTTGATTCGCAACAAGAACTTGAACATATCTGTAAACTTTATAGACCAGATCTTATGGTCAAAGGATCAGATTATTTTGGTAAACCAATCACTGGATCGCAATTTTGTGGTCAAATTAAATATTACGATCTAGTGCCTAATTATTCAACGAGTAAAATAATTGAAAATATTAATAACAGGAAGTAGAGGATTTATCGGTAGCCATGCCGTCAGTTTCTGGCACAAGTTAGGTGACCATGAAATCATCACCTATGAATGGGATGAACGCACATTGCCTAGGATTGAAGGCCTAGATTGGGTATTTCATTTTGGTGCTATTAGTTCTACTACAGAACGCGATGTAGCTAAAGTGATGCGTCAGAATTATGACTTTAGTGTTTGGTTGTATGAGGAGTGTAGAAAGCATGATGTTAATCTACAATGGTCGAGTTCTGCGAGCGTTTATGGCCTTGGTACAAATTTTAGCGAGTCCGCCCCCGTTGATCCGCGGAGTCCCTATGCATGGTCAAAATACCTATTCGAACATTACGTTGAAAATAACCCGACGCACGTTCGGTGCCAAGGATTTAGGTACTTTAATGTCTATGGTGCAAACGAAATGCACAAAGGAAATCAGGCCAGTCCGTACTATCAGTTTGCTGTTCAAGCACAGTCCAGTGGAATTATAAAAGTGTTCGAAGGGAGTGAAAACTTCCGCAGAGATTTTATTAGTGTTGACCATGTGCTAGGTGTGCAATACCAATTCGTCAATCGTGATATTAAAGAAAGCGGCATATGGAATGTGGGTACCGGTACTACTAAATCATTCATGGACATCGCGAAAGAAAAAGCCGATCAGTACGGCGCATTAATTGAACGGATATCGTTCCCCAAGCATTTGGAATACAGCTACCAAACTTACACTTGTGCAGACTTAACAAAATTACAACAAACTTTGGGTGGTTGACCAATAATGGTAAATTTGTTATATTAGTTGACTATGAAATATTTTGCTTATGGAATGAACACCAATCTGGAACAAATGGCCGGCCGTTGCCCTGGTGCTGTCAGTTTGGGTCCTGCTTGGCTTGATGATTACGAATTTGTGTTCAGAACACACGCCGATATTGCTCGATCGCCGGGCAGCATCTGCTATGGGGTTCTTTGGGATATTACACCCACCCATTTAAAGGCTCTGGATGCATTAGAAGGCTATCCTTATTACTACACTAGATTCCGTGTGCGTGTAAACTTAGGCGATCATTCGGTATATGCACTAACATATCAAATGAACGATCAAACATATGTACAAGCGCCTGGCGCCGGATACTTGGAAATGGTCACAGAAGGCTACGAACAAAATGGCGTACCCACTGATCAAATTGACCATGCAATAAATATGATATGCTCTTCATCGATCGCGACGAATACGGAACTAGTCAATACATGGTCACCAACGACGCGGGACTATGCCTAATACGTACCAGTAATAGAAAAATCGCTGACTATGTGAATTACTACAGTTATGGTGCGCCATTGGATGCACAAATAGCAGTAGGCGGCGATCGCAATCATCCTGAAATTGGTCCTATCTGGCGCTTCTCTAGAAAAGTTAGCAAATAATCTTAAAATTTGTTCAATGAGATTGACATTATGTAGCTCGTTGTATAATATACGAGTATGAAAAAACAAACCGTGTCAATGACTCCCGAAGGCGGGAACTGGTGGAGGATGCGTATCATTCATTGGAGCATCCTTGCTGTAATGTTCCTGCCTATCTTGTTTGTACTCTGTGTATTCTTGTTGAATCCGCTATGGTTCAGAGATGATCTGCTAATTTGGTTCGAGAACAAGATCAACGCTTTTAGCGTATGGCGTAATAAGTTGCTATACCGCATCTATCTGGGCGCAGATCCTGAAGTTTGGCATGCGTTAAAAGATTAACAACTTGTTGCTATTTGTGCAACAAGTTGCAAAGATAGCAACTCGTGTTGCAGAAAAACAACAGTTGACCATAAAGGCCCATTTTGCTATAATATTGTTATAGTAATTAACAAGGAGCCAAAAATGCGTATTACACAAACCATAACAGTTAATGTTCGTCTTCCAAAATTTGAATCAGTGTGCCGCGAAATGTGGAAATCCCAAGATGGCATGTTTACTGCTTCTGAATGGCGAGGAGTCGGTATTGATAAAAAAGATGCTATAGCCAGCACCATTGCGGATCCGGTTGTTCGCGAAAAGTTTGATGCAGCGATTGCCAAACTTGCGACACGCAAGAATGTGCATCAAATGCATTTTTATGCAGAGAATGTGGCTTTTGATGTAATGGATAAGTTGCCTGCTCGTCATTGGATTGTAAAAGCCAACCGAGCCCTAGTTGACAAATACTATCCAGAAGGGTTCTAATTTAGGTAGACCAAAAAGACCCATTTTGTTATAATATTGGTATAGTAAACAAACAACCAAAGGAGCAACATTATGGCAGTACACAAAGACATGCAGGGCAAGACACTCAAGGTAGGCGACACCGTGGCCTATGTAAGCTACTACAATTCTAATAGCCTAGTAATAGGCAAGATCTGTGCCCTCAAGAAGGTCCGTGCAGAGGTGAATACCAACTTCCGAGGTTGGCTGGGTGGCGATACCACAGAGACTGTGCGTTCGGATCAACTGATCAAGCTGGCCGCGGCAAAGCCACAGAGTGCCAAAATTTTGGCCTTCCCTAGCCGGGCCTGAGGTAGACCATAATTCTGTAATTTGCTATAATACTTAAAAATAACAAAAATATTTCAATCATTAATAAAGGAGCTGTAATGTCAAACGCATTCGTTCGTATCAAAGCCGGTGCTTATCGTACTACTGATGTATCCGGTCGTGTATTTCAATTGGTAGACCAATATCGCAGTGGCGCCAAAGGTGGCTATGTCACTGTCAAGAATGGTGGTCAATTTCCTGGCTTTCCCGAAGACATCCGTGTCAAAGTAAACAACATGAGTGATTATGAATTTGTAGCAGAAGGTGATGTAGCCATCCCCGAATGCATTCAGGCAGAGGCAGCTAGTCAACAGACTGACGAAGAACGCATGGCTGAGATCGCTGAGCGTTTCGAGATCCTTACAGAAATGACCAAGGCTGCTACAGCCGGCGACATTCGTGCCATGATTGTGTCGGGTCCTCCGGGTGTGGGCAAGAGCTTTGGTGTTGAGCTTGAGATTGAAAAGGCTACCCTGCTGGATCAGATCGCGGGTCGTAGACTCAGGGCCGAAGTAGTCAAAGGTTCAGCTACTGCTATTGGTTTGTATCAAGCCTTGTACAAGTATTCAGATCCCAACTGCGTTATCGTGTTCGATGACTGCGATAGCATTCTGTTGGATGATGTGTGCCTTAACTTGCTTAAAGGTGCCCTGGACTCAGGCAAGAAGCGTAAGATTTCGTGGTTGAGTGACAGCCGTATCCTTCGCTCAGAAGGCATTCCAGACAGCTTCGAATTCAAGGGTAGTGTAATCTTTATTACCAACTTGAAGTTTGACAAAATGAAGAGCCAAAAACTCAAGGATCACCTGGATGCTTTGCAGTCGCGCTGCCACTACTTGGATCTTACACTGGACACCATGCGTGACAAGGTGCTACGTATCAAACAGATTGCTCGTAGCGGCGAATTGTTTGCGGACCTTGAACTCAGCGACATTGCACAAGACGAGATCATTGGGTTTATGGATGCCAACAAGAATCGCTTGCGTGAGATGAGCTTGCGTATGGCAATCAAGATTGGTCAACTGTACAAGAGCTTCCCTACCAAGTGGCAGGCACTGGCTCAGAGCACTTGTATGAAGAGTGCATAATGGTTTGGTTCTTTGCAATACTGTTATTGCTAGCCGGTCAACCTTTACTGGCATTCGCATTAGCAGCAATTGCACTAATGATAAAGAGTTAAATTTTTACCCGAAGTTTTTGTTAGCTCCTTTTACTTCGGTTTCGAGCCCTACTTAGGTGGGGCTTTTTTTTGACTTCGATTTTGTTGTATGCTATACTACTTGTATGAAAACATTTACCTATGTTGAAGATTATCTAGAAGTTATCAACGGCGACCGTGATCCAAACACGGGTAAAATTTACGGACTGTTTGATAGCACTTCGCCAATTGTGAGTCTGGCCAGATACGATGTGCAAGTGTTGGCCAGTATGAGCGCAGCCACACAAAGCGGACGATCATTAACTGACCGGCAAGCTGAACTGGCAGTAAAGATAATTCAAAAGTATCAAAAGCAATTGGAAAAATTAGAGATCAGTATTGAGCCAATACGAACTCCACAATACAGACACGGTATACGAACAATTGATCGTAGGCGGTTGCTGTACATTGATAACGATCATATTGTTTTAAAGTTTCCGTATGACACAAAACTAATTGATGACTTGAGAGACCTTGCTAAAGTCAGTCAAGGAACTTGGGCATTTGATAACAATGCTCGAGCCTGGCGCTTGGCTATTACAGAAGTCAATGTTGTTGCGGCAAACGGATTTGCAACAAACCATCAATTTGAAATTAGCGAGGAGTTCTTGTCTTATATACAAGAAGTCAATCGCTGCGAACAAACTCCTTATGCAATTAAACTGATCGAGACCGATGCAGGTTTTGAAATACAAAACGCACCCGGCAGTTTAATTGATGCTATCCGCAATTACTGCGGGTTTGATTCCAGCAACGTTGACACCTTGGTTGATAATTCTGCCATATTTGGGTACACAGTAGATCAATCAATCTTGGATGACATAACGGTCAGGCACAATGCCAGGATCTGTAATTTAATGACTGCCCAAGAATCCAAGTTCAGTCCCGACGGCGATTCCAGCATTTATACAGACTTGGTTGACTATGCCAAGGCCACTGGCCGATTTCCGATATACATATACGAGCCAGACCTAACGGGACGTCTGTACAAAAATTTTGTGGAACAGTATTTTGATCCTGCAGATGTACATCGAGCGACACATCTCAAACCAGAACCTGTTGCAGCACATAAAAAAGTAATTTACTTTCATAAGTACACAGCCGCGTGGAATCAATCTGTACCTTTGTTGGTCAGTGGACAAGGTATGATGCACGGAGGAGAAAAAACTTTATTACTACAGCAAGCCAAAAAGGTTGTTTATTTTGCAGCAGAAGTTTACAATAATAAAAAAACTAAACCAAGTTAATGCAAGCCAAACTAATAATTCGTGACGAAGTAAATGTAAAAATTGAAGGACTAGAGCTCGGCACAAGAACCGCTTTAGTCAAGAAGTACAAATACGAAATACCTGGCGCTAGGTATCAGCCTAGCGTTCGTCTTGGACGCTGGGATGGCAAGGTACCTTTCTTCAATCTTGGTGGCACTACTTATATCAATCTGCTGCCCGAGATATTACCGTACTTGGACCAGCAAGGCTACGATATTGAAATAGAAGACACAAGAGAGTATCGCACTACATTTGAATTTGCTGAAGTCACAGAACAAAGTTATAGTCATATCAAGTGGCCAAAAGGGCATCCCAAAGCCGGCGAACCCATGGAGTTGCGTGACTATCAGCCTGAAATTATCAACAGATTCTTTGCCAATCCACAATGCGTACAAGAAGTAGCAACAGGGGCAGGTAAAACTGTAATCACTGCGGCTCTGGCCGACGGAATAAGTGCATACGGTCGTAGCATTGTGATTGTACCTAACAAGAGCTTGGTCACACAAACTGAAGACGACTTTGTCAACATGCAATTGGATGTGGGTGTTTATTTTGGAGACAGAAAAGAATACAATAGAACCCACACTATTTGTACTTGGCAAAGCCTAAACAATTTATTAAAGAACACAAAGAACCACGAAGCTGATATCACCATCGGTGAATTCTTGGAAGGTGTAGTTGCAGTTATTGTAGACGAAACACATCAAGCCAAAGCTGATGCACTCAAAACACTGCTGTCGGGTCCGTTTGCTCAAGTGCCTATTCGTTGGGGACTAACGGGCACAATACCCAAAGAAGATTATGCTAGACAGAGCATCAACTGCATGCTTGGGCCAGTGGTAGGACAGCTGAGTGCCAGCGAGCTACAAGAAGCTGGACACCTGGCACAGTGTCATGTTAATGTTGTGCAGCTGGTGGATCACAAAGAGTACACAAACTATCAAAGCGAGCTAAAATATCTAATAGAAACCGACGAAAGACTGGACTATATAGCACAATTGATAAGTACAATTGTTGATACTGGAAATACTCTTATTCTAGTAGATAGAATAAGTGCCGGGCGAGCGTTAGCTAGCAGATTGCCAAATAGTGTTTTTGTTTCTGGTGCCACTAAAGCTGGGGAGCGCAAAGAGCACTATGATGAGGTGGCCGAAGTATCAGACAAAATCATCATCGCCACTTATGGCGTTGCTGCTGTTGGTATCAATATTCCCCGCATTTTTAATCTTGTTTTACTTGAGCCTGGTAAATCTTTTGTTCGTGTTATTCAGAGTATCGGGCGGGGTATTCGCAAAGCTGCGGATAAAGACTTCGTCCAAATCTGGGACATCACATCCACTTGTAAGTTCGCAAAACGACATTTGACAAAAAGAAAAGCCTTTTACAAAGAGGCCAACTATCCTTTCACAGTTGAAAAGGCTGAGTGGCAATGAGAAAAAAAATAATGATCACTGGGTGTAGTTTTAGCGCACCCAGTACCCGGCCTGAATTAAAAGGTACCAGTTGGGGAGAAAAGTTGGCTGCAAAACTAGATTGGGATCTAGTGCATCTGGCCAGGCAAGGAATGAGCAATGGTGGTATCAGAGTAATGATTGATGAGATTGTTCGACAGCGTCCGGACTTCGCTATTGTTGCTCCCACATTCCATGATCGTATGGAAATACCAGCTGGAGCAGCACCATATGTTCCTCCCCGGAACGAAAACAAAGGATGGAATAGCGACTTGCAAAAACACCTGCAAGAAGATCACGGCACAGGATATGATCCCACCGTTGGAGTCAACAATATCAATTTTGGCAACAACCCGTACAGGATGATTTCAGAAACTATCTTTAGCCTGGCTGAAAATTACGATCATCATTATCGCTCGTCCAAGTTAGACCGGCACACACAAGACGCAGTCAAACAATATGTAAATTTTCTTTACGACAGCAATTGGAAACTACAGCAGGACAGGTGGTTAATCAGCGACGGCATTTTCAGATTGTTTCATTCTGGTATTCCATTCTTGCTAGTGGCATGTAATATATGGACCAGTAACACTGTAAGAGAAGCGTTTCCTTCTGCTATCCCAGACCGTTGCTTTACTTTACGGTACGAGGATACTCCAGCATACGCTACTAATGCGTATCCTTTTGCGGGCGAAGATCCTGGTTATCACGGCAGTGAAGCCAGTCAAGAATACCTTGCAAACAGATATTACGAACTTATAAACAAACATTATGACAGATAATACAATTACAAACTCTGAAGAAGATTTTGATTGGTTCAGACACAACGGCATTTACATGCCCATGATCAATGACACTGGTCGCAACGTGTATTACAAACAAGCAATCGAAGCCGCGGTACCGGGCAAAGTTGTTTGTGATATCGGAACAGGCACAGGACTATTAAGTATCCTAGCAGCCAAAGCTGGTGCCAAAAAAGTATACAGCGTGGAGATGGATCCGGGTAGAGCCGACTTTGCTAGAAAAATTATTCATCGAGTTGGTTTGTCTGATCGTATAGAAGTGATTCACAAGAACTTCTTTGACACAGACATACATGCCGACATTTTTGTATCTGAAACAATAGGCACTCCAGTTTTCAATGAGGATATCATTACAATAGCAAAACATGCCACACGGCATGGCGGGCAATTTATACCTGGAAGTTTTGACTTATGGCTAGAAATTTACGATGACCATCCAATCTTTCCATTGGTCATGCCTGAGTCTAGTGCCTTTGAATTTCAACCTGACATTGATATTGATCCTGCATTTGAAAAAATTATCAATGACTCGTTCCAATCTCAGCACCCACTAGACTCAACTGTGTATCGTGCCGGCTACGTGCAAAATTTGTTTACTATGTTGCCTAGGTTTACTGATTTAAAATTAAACAAATTATATCAAACAGAACCAATTCGTGTTGATTTAAATGGAGTCACGGACATTAACAATATCCGTCTTACTGTTCCTACAGATCAAGTGCCCCGAAATACATTTGTTGCAGTATTGTTTTGGCGGGCAAACATGTACGATAACATTGTAATGCCAGTCACAGAAACATGGTGGGGCAATCCTGCAAAAACAATTTTGCCGCATATCAAAAAACCTAACACAGATTTAGAAATGTGGTACGACCACTCAATTACTGGATGGAGATTAAAATACTAATGAGAATATTAACACTAGATAACACAGCCTACGAGCTAAACGAAATACCCGACGAAGTTGAGGATTTGAGATTTGCAGTTCTAGACAACAGCGATCCAAGAACTCCTGATTATTTTTACATACCACTAATATTCTTAGAAAGCTTTAATAGTCCGGCATTGGTTTTACGTATTGGAGAAAACATAATCAAAATGCCAGTGGAGTGGCATGTGTTAATTGGAGAACCTGACCTAGGCGATCTTGAAGTGGTTCCGTTGACCAGTATCAATGATAGAGGATTCAGTGTATATTGTTTTAACCCATTGAGCAGTTTTAGACCCGAGTTTGCACAAATTGAAATAGTGGACATTTACCAAGATGTCAAATGGTATTTCCCTAAACTCAAACCTGGACAACTGTTGGCTATTCCATTAGAATCCGGTGTTGAAAAACCCTTGTGCGCTTATTTTGTAAAAGACATATCCAGACAAAGTGAAGTGGTTGACTATGCCAAGTGCTGGTAAGGCATTAGCAGTTGTTGCACACCCAGACGATTGCATTATATTTGCTTTGCCTTTCATTGAATATTATTCAAATTTTGATTGGCACATTGCTTACCTTACATATACCAAAGTAGATCCGCGAGCGCAAGAAGTTGAAAAATTTTGGGCACAAAGAAACGTCACATGCGAATTTTTAGGATTCGTGGATGATTATCAGGATCAACAAACACAGCAGTTTAATTTTTGGGATCCCACAGACGCAAAGCAAAACATACACCGAGTAATCAATGCGGTACAACCGGTGTTGGTACTAACACACAATCAAGACGGCGACTACGGGCACATACATCATAAGCTTCTTTACGATATAGTATCTAAAGTTGATTGCCCACAAATTTATTTTGCCAGCACATTTAACGCAACACATGAATTCACTGCTCAAGAATACAATCTTGATGACTTGCCAATACATAAAAATGTAATCGAAGATTTTCGAGACAGACTCACTGGCAGATATATAATAACAGATAGAGCTAGAAATATCTTACAATGCAAATAAATTATTTTACTAAACCTGTTCCTTACATAGTAATTGACAATTTTTTAGGTGTCAAAAACAACAGTCACCTGTTGGCTATGATAGCTGCGGTCGAAGACAAAATGATTGACGCAGAAATTATCGACCACGGTGTACGAAGAATTGATCACGGATTCAGAAAAAATTTAAACTTGTGGTTAGATACATTTGATGACAGTACTTTGGATATTATGTCCGTTTTTACAGAAAAGTTTTTTCATTCTAGTATAGAACAAGCAGTGTCTAAGATTCCAGAGTTGAGTCATTATGTTGGATCACACTCAAGAAACTATAATATGGTTTTGAGTAGATACCACTCAGCGGATTTTTATAAATGGCACACTGATGGCGGTGGGCATGTGACTTGGAATTACTTCTGCTATCAAACGCCCAAACAATTTGTTGGAGGCGATTTTGAATTGAGCAACGGACTTTATCAACAAGAACGAACGGAAACAACTACCATAGAATGTGTAAACGATAGATTGGTAATTTTTCCTGCAATGTACCAACACTCAGTGACACCCGTGTCTTCTGAAGATAATTTAAGTGGATTAGATTGCAGGCACAGCGTACAGGTATTTTTTTCATGACAAGTCAACTAGAACCAGGCGCCAGTTATGTATACGAGCGTGATGGTGCTCGAGTATATGCTCGAAAAATAGGTGAAACGGAAAGAATACTGATAGGCGAAGATTATGATTTGGACGATAGACGCCGCATTACACAAATAGTTGAAGAGTGGGTTCCGGTAGTACAAGCAGCCGAGCATAATCCTGCTTTACAAGATGCACTTGAACGTGCTAAAATTATATACGAACTTAGCAAAACACAAGAACCATTATTTCATCATCCGGTATGAGCGACAAACTAAACATAAACAACGAAATGCGAGCCTTTGACAACAAGGATCGAGACTTCTATAAAAATCTCACAGAAGAAGAAAGAAAAAAGTTCAGCAATTTTCTTATGATTCGTTGGGGATCCAGTGTACAAGGAAGTGCAGAATTGCAGCAGTACTATTTGCTTTCGTGCAATGAAAACCTAAACAAACACTTTTTTGACCTAGCACGATATCCAGAACTACAGTGGGCCGCAGCAACCACAGTCAGCCCAGGCATGGGCACATTTAGACACGACTGGATCAAACAAAAGAAACGTGACAGCAGTAACAACAAAGTTGTTAAATTTTTAAGGCAAGTGTATCCGGATTACAAACAAGACGAACTAGAGTTGTTGGCTCAAATCAACGACATCAGCGACATAAAGAAACTAGCTAGAGAGCATGGATGGGATGACAAGCGAATCAAGTCAGAGCTATAAGTGTAAATATTGTGATAAAGAATTCAGAAAAGAAAGTACACTAATAGCGCATCTGTGCGAACAAAAAAGACGCTGGCAACAGGAATCTGAAACAGGAGTGCAGTTTGGACTTAGAGCATATTTACAATTCTATGAAACTACACAAGGTAGCGCACGGCTTAAAAGCTATAGCGATTTTGTTGCAAGTCCGTATTACAATGCTTTTGTGCGGTTCGGTAGATACTTGGTTGCTGTTCGCTGTATTAACAGCACAAGTTTTACAGAATGGCTATTAAAAAATAACAAGAAATTAGACTATTGGTGTAAAGATAGTTTCTATGAGGAATGGCTACATGAATATGTTAAAAAGGAAGCAGTCCAAGATGCGCTCGAGCGTGCCCTCAAAACCATGGAAGAATACACCAATGGAGATAGTGGCCTTGCTGCTTACAGCCATTATTTTAAGTACGGGAATCATAATAGGATTTGTCATCATATTACCACTGGCCGCATTAGTCCTTGGATTGTTTTTAATTGTGCTAGCGGCATTGAGTTTCTTGAGTGTCTGGATGAAGGGCTTTTGGCTATTATTATTCCTTGGATTGATCCTGATTATTGGAATCGTAAGTTCGCGGATTACGTAGCTGATGCAGAGTGGTGTAAACATGTTCTTAGCGAGGCTGGATTATGAAATTTAAGTCGGACATTGACATTGATGTAGCTGATAGAGATCAGGCGCTAGCAGTGCTTGATCACACCGCAGCAAGTATCATACGCGATGGTAAAATTGCCAAACACAACACTGGTGTATATTTTACACCTATTCCTGTGGATCCTTTTACTGGTCGATCAAGCTTGGATTACGAAGCAGCTGAAGATCGCGGCTACGTAAAAGTTGATGTTCTTAATGTTGGGTTATATTCTCAAATAAAAAATGAACAGCATTTACAGCATTTGATGAGTCAGGAACCGCTTTGGGATTTACTGTTAGCCCGAGACTTTTGTGCCCAACTAATACATATAGGCGCACATTATGATACATTAATCAAAATGCCCGAAGCAGTTAACTCAATTCCTAGATTGGCAATGTTTCTTGCTGTAATACGTCCGGCAAAACGACATTTGATTGGACGAACATGGCGGGAAGTTGCTGAAACTGTCTGGGAACGACCTGCGGGGGATGAGTATTATTTTAAGAAAGCCCATGCTGTGGGATATGCACACTTGGTTGCTGTTAACATGAACTTGATTTGCGAACAAGTCAGTGCAGAATATCTCTAACCTACTTTACGTACTAGTGTAATTGATCTACGTTTGCTGCGTTTGGCAGCGATTTCTTTAAGGCTCACTTGCGGGCCAAATCTGATTTCCACATCTTTGCTGTTCATGGTTTTGACCACAGCCCTGAATGGCGTCCACTCCTGTTTTAAAAACACATTAATGGGTATTAATCTATTACTTTCCCACCACCACATTTCGGCCAGCTCCAAAAACTGCTGTTTTTGATCTAGAGTTTTCAAGGCGCCGTAATCGTATATAGTAGTAATTACTTCGTCTAAGTTTTGGATAACTCCTATATACTCATTTCCACCGTATACAAGGTAAGTTAAGAATGGATATTTTTTTAATAATTCTGTGTAGCCGGGTTCAACCATTTTTTCCATAAATACAAGATAATGCAAATCCAAGCTTATTTATATTCCAATATTGTCCAGGTCCAAATTTGGGATCCTGCCATATTTTCACCAAGGAACAGAGTTGTGTACAGTCGCCCTATAACCATTTATCAAGGAATCGACAATCCTTTACAAATTGTCGTAAAAAATCAGGATCAAAAATCAGTTAATATGACAGGATACACTGTACAATTAGCTATAGAAGATCCTGTAAATGAAACAACTGCTTACAGTCTTGCAGTTAGTTTTACAGATATAACAAAAGGACAGGGTACAGTAATCATTGACACAGCTACAGTAAACAGCTTGGATCAAAGAATCTACAAGTTGACCCTAAAAAAAGTATTAGTGTCAGACAGCAGCGAAAGCCCGTTATATATAGATGACAACTTTAGCGTTCCGTTGGATTTAGAAGTTAAAC